GGTACGATCTACGGGTACACCAACTTCCCGCAGCGCGTTACCTACACCCTGACTTCGCCTCTGACTCCGGGCTGGACTCCGGCGACTCTGGTGGCAGAAGCTCTGGGCATGCGCCAAGCTTCCGAAGACATCAACTTCTTCGGGCCTTGGATGGTCTACGCTTCGCCGGCGTGGGACCAGTACCTCGACGACGACTACTCGGCAGCGAAGGGCGACAAGACGCTCCGCGAGCGCCTCGCCGCCATTCAAGGGCTTCGCGGCATCGTGACCGCGCAGTTCCTGACCGGGTTCCAAATCGTCATGGTGCAAATGACCAGCAACAACGTCCGGGCCGTGGACGGCATGGGGCTGACGACGGTTCAATGGTCCTCGCACGGCGGGTTCCAGAAGAACTTCAAAGTCATGTGCATCTACGTTCCGCAAATCAAGATGACGCCCGAAAACACGGCCGGCATCATTCATGGGACGGCGGCGTAAGCCTCTGGCCCGGGTTAAAACGGCCCGGGCGAATCGAGATGGGATTCGCCCGGGCTTTTCCCTTCCATCTAACTCACGCGGAGTTTTGATGTACACTTTTGAAGTTCGCGGTCCTGGTCGCCACGCCCACGACGGCAAAGTCTTGGCCCCTGGCCAAACTTTTCGTGATTCCCGGCCCCTGCACCTGACTTTCCCGGATCGGCTGACTCTGGTTCAGGAAAAGATTCAAGTGGCTGAATCTGCTCCTGCACCGAAAGTTCCGGTGATTCAAAAAGAGGAAGAAGCGGCCGTGGAAGTCGAGGCCGAAACTTCCGACGAAGGGAAAACCGAAGACGATTCGAAGGAAACCAGCTTCGGGAAAGAAGTGACCGAGGAGTTTCCCGGGGCGGAAAAAGCAGAGCTGAAGGTGTTCTTGGGCGACTCCGGGCTCTACACCGTGACTGACGCCGAAAACATCGAGCTGGCTCTGAACAAGAAGCCGCTGAAGAAGAAGATCGACGTTTCGAAGTTCATCCACTCCCAGGAGTAATTTCAAATGCCCCGTACTACGGCGGAATTGGTGCGGGGCATTATCGACATCCCCGCAAGTGTGTTGGATGCCGAGCTTGATCCTTTCATTCTTACGGCGAATGAATTGGTAACAGAAAAATGCTCTGCCGTTGTCGGTTACAGTGAAATTCGGCTTGAGCTGATTGAACGTTGGCTCGCCGCTCATTTTTACGCAATCTGGGATGCTCAGTCCCTCATTGAGGAAGCGGGAACAGTCAAGCAGCAGATCGAATCAAAAGTGGATCTTGGGTTTGACGTTACCCGATGGGGACAGCAAGCGATGCGGCTCGACACGAACGGAGCCCTCGCTGTACTCAACAACAGTGCGAAAAAGGCCACGGCACCGCTCCCAGCTCAAGGATATTCTGCCCAAGTGCGGTGGCTCGGACGGAGATGAACAATGTTTCGAATTCTGGACAAGATGCGCAAGCAAAAAGCCGTGTATTGGGCTCAGGTGAGCAGCGATCAATACAATCAGCCCGCTTACGCTGCTCCTATCGTTTTGCGGGTTCGCTGGGAAGACAAGACGGGGCAGTACCTCGATATGACCGGACGGCGACAACTCGCCAACCTCGACACTGCTGGCCGACTTGAAGTTTGTAATGCGATGGTCTACACCGGGGAGGATGTGGTAAACGGGGGAGTGATGATGCTTTACCGTGGGAACCCACTCGACGACGATGCTGTAATTTTGGCGTCGCTTGTGGTAAGCGATCCCCAAGACCCTACCCTAAACCCCGCAACGTGGGAGATTCGCAGGTTCGACAAGACCCCAACGCTGGACGCGGACGATTACTTGCGGGTCGCTTACCTGTAAGGCAGGAGACGCAAAATGCCAAGAGCAGGAGTTATCACCGGAGTGCAGCAAGTTCTTCGGGCTATCGGTAAGGCCAAGAAGGAAACTGGAGAAAGCATCGAATCCGGCTTACGCGGAGCGGCTGAGATTGTTCTCAAAAAGGCTTTGCAGTACGTTCCGCGGGATACGCAAGCTTTGGCTGCATCCGGAAAAATTGTGACTACGGGAAGGGGAGTTGGAACGAAAGTGAATGTTGAGTTTGGAGGGGACACCGCACCCTACGGACTCTACGTCCATGAAGATATGTCGGCGTATCACTCTCCGCCCACTTGTGCAAAGTTCCTGGAAAAGGCAGTTCGGGAAACCCGTGGCCCTCAGAAAAAGAGAGTCCAACGGGAGATCGAAGCCAAGCAAAGAACTTCTGGTGGCTCTTACAGTCCGGGGTAATTGTGGCATTAGTCCCCTCCAAAGTGATTCAAGCTTATCTGGTGACTCAAGGAGTTATCCAGCCGAATGACGTTCCGGAATTAACGGACTGGAGATCTGGTGTTTCTGCCATGCCGGTGAACGGGACAAACTTTGTGTCGATTTACGATACTGCTCCCGTTTTGGACGGTCGGTTGCAGCGGTCTGGGAAGCAAGTTACCCATCCCGGCATCCAACTTCGAATTCGTGGTTCCAACTACGGAGTTGGTTGGCAGAAGGGAAAAGAAATTGAGGAAGCATTGGAGCAAGCTCGGCAAGTAATTGTCAACACAGACGAGGGGGTGGCTCGCATCCATGCTTTCACTATGACGAGCCCGCTGTTTCCGATCGGGCAAGAAGAAAAAGATCGACGCAGTCTTTTCACCATTAACGGAATTGTCACTCTTACTGAGGAAATCTGATGCCGACAACCATGACCTTCCAACACAACTTCTCTGCTCTCGGTAAATCCGCTGTGCAGAGGGAAACCGTGACGGTGGACAACACTGTCGTGACAGACGCGAATCTGAACGCGGCCAAGACTGGCACGCTTTCCACTCGTACGGACGACAACACTGGCACTTTGACGATGGATACCGGTCACGGTATCACGACTGGCGCTACCATCGATTTGTACTGGTCCGGAGGTTCCCGCCGCGGAGTTACCGTCGGTACGGTCGCCACCAACTCTGTTCCGATCGATCTCGGCAGCGGTGACAATCTCCCGATTGCTACTACCGCAATTACGGCGATGGTGGTGATCGAAGAAACTTCTGGGTGGGCAATCGCAGGCAACGACATCGAGGGCATCATCGCAGGATGCCCGAAGCCCTACACGATTGTGTTCCTGGATGGCTCGGATGCGGAACTCTTCGCCATCGTCGAAACCTCCAGTTCGGGTGGTGGTTACGGCTGGAACTCGGAATCCGGTATCACCAATCCGCTCGCTGGTGATACGGTCGCCAAAATCCGCAAGACTCACGGAGATTCCACCGCGGCCCGCGCTGTCACTCTTGCCGTCGGCACTAACTAAGTGACCGTCGTTCCTTTCCTGCTTTTCATGGGGAGATTTTTATGAGATTGGACGATGGTTTTTCCACAATCATTTCGTTCGCCGATTTTCCTTCCGTACAGTTCTACGAGAAGGAAGTCACCCCACCTGGGATGGACGGCGGCGGGCCGAATGACACGACGACGATGCGCAACATTACGTTGCGTACTATGGCTCCGAAGAAACTGAAGTCGATGACTCAGTTTCAGTGCACTGCCGCTTACGACCCGGGCGTTTACGCCTCCGTCTGGTCCATGATCAACGTCAACCAAGCCATGACCATCACTTTCCCGGAAGGGGACACGCTGGTGTTCTGGGGATGGGTGGACAAGTTCGAGCCGGGAGCAGTCAAGGAAGGGGAACAACCGACGGCAACGGTCACTTTCCAATGCTCCAACCAAGACTCCAACGGAGACGAAATCGCCCCGGTCTACACCGATGCGTAATGCTGCCGAATCGTTCTGTTTCCAAAACATTCATGCAGCGCTCGTGAACTCGTTTCGCGGGTGCTGTTTTTCCTTAGGAGCCTTCAGTGAAGAAGTTCAAAACGTTGCGAAAGCAAGAGCAAGTTGAAATCGAAGACGATCTGGGCGTGGTTCGCATCCATACCGTTCGGGAAATGAGTGCCGGTGAAATCGGCAAGTGGAACACCGAACTGCGGACGCGGTTCGCTTTGAACCAAAACAACGAAGCAGTCGAGCTCAAGAACCTCGATGGGATGATGGAGTCCCTTTTGTCACGCTGCCTTTTCGATTCTGACGGCAAGTTGGTGACCAAAGAGGTCATCGCTTCCTGGGCATCGGAAACGGTTCAAGCTCTGTACGATATTGCCAGCGCTCTGAATCGGCCGAACAAAGCGGAGCAAGACGCAGAAAAAAAAGACTAAAGGAGGACGGGGAGTTATTCTGGTTCAAGCTGGCTTCGGAAATGGGTTGCACCCCACACGAAGCCAAAGAAAATACTTCCCTATCTGACGTTTTGGGCTGGCAGGAAATTTTCCGGAGTCGGTGGACAGAGCCGACTCCGGAGCATTACTACCTAGCTCAAATCGCTCACATGGTATACCTCCTTCAATTCGTGTTGGGTGGAAAACCAAAGTTGGAATTCAAAGACTTCCTGATGCAATTTACGTTTGAAGAAGGGAAGTTCAAAAACAACGTCCGAGCAACGACAGAGGAAACAACGGAAGAACAGTTGGCCAGAAAAGAAAGAGCGAGAGCGAACAGCGTTATGTGGAAAGCTTGGGCGCAGGCTCAATCTGAATTGTTGGAAAAGAAAAAGGCGAATGTGATAAGAATGCAAAAGGGAGCCTCCCGCCCTTCGCCAACCGGAAAGCAAATACTCCAAATCAATAGGAGAAAATCGTGACTACGGAAGAAGTCGTTTTCCGGTTGACTGCCGACGCCAATGCCTACATGAACACCATGCAG